TCAGTGGGGAGATCAAGCAGACGAAAGCCGACCTCACCTCGCTGGGCCGCACAGCTTCCGACCTCGCCGACCGCATGGAGCGCGGGGAGCAGGGGCTACAGAACGAGTACGAGCAGACCCGGCATGAGATCGAACGCAACCGGCAGAAGCTGATCGACCTCGGACGCAAGCAGGCCGAAGCCAACCGCGAATACAAGAGACTGACCACATCGGGGCGTGACGCCGCGATGACCCTGACCCGGTCGTTCGACAAGGTGACCCGAGGGCTGGGCATCACCGGGGACAAGGCGACCGCGCTTCGGCGCAGCCTTGAGCGGCTGGACGAGGGCGCATTCTCATTCAAGAGCAAATGGGGCAGCGCACTCGGCAGCGTCGACCGCAAGATGGACGGCACCCGCCGCTCCGGCGGGCTGATGGCAGGCGGCTGGGGAAAGATGGCCGGCTGGGCGGCCGTCGCCGCCGGTGCCGTCGCCGGGCTCTCATCGTCCTTCTCGCTGCTGTCGTCATCGGTCAGCGAAGCCCGGCAGGCGCAGAAGTCCGCAGCCCAGATGGCAGCGGTGATGCGGTCAATGGGCCGCACCGAAGCCCCGCGGGCGATCGAGAAGATGATTTCACACCTGTCGTCACTGTCCGGGGTCGACGACGACGCGCTGCGCGAAATGACCAACGTTATGTTCACCTTCGGCAACGTCACGGGCAAGACCTTCACCAAAGCGAACTCGCTGGCACTGGATCTGTCGGTGGCCTTCGGCAAAGACCTGCAATCCTCCGCTGTGATGGTCGGAAAAGCGCTCAACGACCCGGCCAAGGGTCTGACGGCACTATCCCGCATCGGGGTGTCCTTCACCCAGCAGCAGCAGGACCAGGTCAAGGCGATGATGGCCGTCGGCGACATCGCCGGGGCGCAGAAGATCATCATGCACGAGCTCGGCCGCCAGGTGAAGGGCTCGGCTGCCGCGCAGTCGGATGCGATCGGGCGCACTCAGGTGGCGTGGGGCAACCTCAAGGAGGCCATCGGCGAGACGCTGATGAGTGCTGGCACCGGAGGGTTCGGCCTGGCCGAAGAATTGCGCAAGGCCACCAAGTGGATCAAGAAGCACAAGGTGGAGATCGTGTCGGTGATCCAGAAGATCATCAGCGTGATCTTCAAGGTGATCTCGGTATGGCTGAAATGGCAGTCGATCGCGCTTAAGGCGTTCGGCTACATCATCGGCGGAATCGCGTCGCTGCTGCAGGCGATGGCGTGGCTTGACCCGTCGATGCAGGGCGCGGCCGACAACGCCAAGGCGCTCGCCAAGGGGTTCGGCGACGCGAGTGAGAAGGCCGACCGCGCATCCAAGTACTTCAACGATCTGGCCAAGAAGTCCGGCGAAGCGTCGGGGGCGGCGCAACGGCTTAAGGACAAGCTGAAGGCGATCGGCGTCGAGGTGGACAACCTCAACGGCAAGAAGGTCAAGAACCTGCTGGACAACAACCGCGTCCCCGGCGTCAACTCCCAGGGCGGGGTCACCCGGTTCGCCGGAGGTCCGGTGGCAGCGGGGCAGACCTACCTTGTCGGCGAGATCGGCCCTGAGCTGTTCGTTCCGAATGGTGGCGGTGAGCCGCAAATGGTCGGCATGGGTGGCATGGAGCTGCGCGACTTCCATGCGTCCGGCACCATCATCCCGACTTCACTGGTGGGCGCCTACATGGCCGCGAACCAGCCGACCGCGGCGACGCTCCCAGTGTCCGGAGGCGCCACCGTCAACATCGGCACGATCAACGCGACGGCCGACGTGGATGTGGAGGCTGCGGTGCTCAACGCGCAGCTGCGGGCCGACCGGATCGCGCGGGAGCGCCGCTAGATGGCCGCCAAGAAGAAGAAGCGCCGCCCGGTCATCACGGTCACCTCGACCTCCGGTGGCACCGCAGACCGTCAGGTGCCCGACGGCAACGGGTCGGCGCTGCTGGTCTGCCCGAACGTCGCCACGGTCCGCCTGCCGTGGTGGCCGACCGAGGTGACCCGCTCGTCGCTCGGGCGTACCTGGGACGAGGTGGAACGCCCCGGCCGCAAACCGCTGCTGGTGCCCGGCTCCCGCAAACTCGACGAGTTCGCGATCAACTTCACGGCCAGCGCCGACGCGCTGGAGGTGCCGATGAAGGACTGGATCGACGCGCTGGAGGCGATCGCCGGGACCACGATCCCGGTGACGCTGGTGATGGCGGCTACCACCCGCGGGCTGTTCCAAGTGTCCGACCTGTCGCTGGTGGAGGTGCAGCACGGCCGGGCCGGTGTGCCGCGCATCGTCGACGCCAGCATGACGCTCAAGCGTGCCAGCGACGCCACCGTGAAGGTCGGGATCATCCCGCGGCGGCGCAACAAGAAGGGCAAGAAGGGCAAGGGCGACTGACGTGGACGGCATCCACGGCGACGTGATGCTGGCCGACGGCAAACGCAAACTGGCCGACGTCTCCGCAGCGGTCGGCGCGGTGTCCCTGGACTACCGGGTCAGCGCCAGCGCCGAGATGAGCTTCCCGCTGGTCGACCCCGACGGTGCGGTGACCCGCGCCGGGCTGCTCGACGCAGGCGACCGGCTGATCTTCGACGAGTCGACGTTCGACGTGGCCGCGGTGGAACGCACCCAGCGCGCCGACCGGATCGATGCCACCGTGACCGCCAGGTCGCGGCTGTCGCGGCGGCTGCGACTGATGGACGGCCCCGACGCCAAGGCGAAGCTCACCCCGGCCGACTGGATCACCTCGGTGGTGAAGAAGGCCGGCGGCACGGCCACGGTGCAGCCGGGCGCGAAACGCCGCCGGATCGTGCAGAAGCGCGGCCAGTCCGTGCTGGACGTGATCGCGCAACTGAGCCAGGACATGTCCACCGACTGGGTGGAGTACGGCGACCGGATCTACGTCGGCACCGGCTGGTGGGCGCGTAACGGCGGGCCTGGTCTGCCGACGTGGCCGCTGGTCGTCGGCTCGCAGGAGTGCCTGAGTTTCTCGACCCGCTCCAGCCTGGACGACCGCAACGACGAGGCCACGGCAACGGCAACGGTGCCGGTGGAGGTGGGCCGCAAGTGGCGGCCGTGGCACCGGCTGCAGGTGTCGAAGGCGGCGGCGTCCGGCGACAACGGCATCTGGCTGGTGACCGGGGTGAGCTTCACGCTCAAGGACAAGACCCCGGCCAGCATCGAACTGTCCCGGCCGCGCAAGTCCAGCGTCACGAAGGGTTCCAGCAGCAAAGGCGGGGGCGGTCTGGGCGACCCGGTGCCGGGTTCGTCGTACAGCGACGCCCCGCGCCCGTCCGGCTGGAACGGTCGCAGCGTTGAGGCGATCGTCAACCTGTGGCGCAACAATCGCGGCGGGCTGGGCCACACGATCTACAACGGCTGCCTGTGGTACGCCCAGGAGGCGGCAGGCTATGCCCACATCGGCGCCAACCCTGAGGTGCTGTGGGTGATGCTCGGGACGGCGCGGCGCAACAGCAGCCGGACGATTGTCCCCGGCGCGGTCGTGCTGTACAAGTCCGACCGCAGCGTCGGCCATGCCGTGGTCTACCTCGGGGGCGGGAAGTGCCTGTCCACCGACATGAGCGAGGCCGGGACGTACACGCCGGGCCGGTGGAGCATCGGCCCGATCGACGTGATGGAGAAGTCCTTCGGCGCTCAACTGTTGGGCTGGTACTCGCCATGATCTACCGCGCTGTCGTGTCGAAGGTGACCGCCGCCGGGGTCTGGGTGCGGGTCGCGGACCTCGTGCCCGGATTCGACTTCGGCCCCTGCCAGCGGATCGGCTCCGCGCCGAGCGTCGGCGCGTCCGTGCTGGTGGTCGACGTCGGCGAAGCGGTCGACCCCGACCTGATCGTCGTCGGCACCCTGACCTGAGGAGGCGCTGAGTGCGCGTGTTCGCCCATCCGCTGCGACTGGACTCCGAAGGCGCGGTCGCGACCGTCGAGCAGTGGTCGCCCATGCAGGCCGCGCAGGTCGCGGTCGGCATCGTGTCCACGTTCGCCGGTGAGCGGGAACTGGCGCCGCAGTTCGGCATCGCCGACCCGGTCGGGGTCGGCCTGGACGCCGACACGGTCGCCGCTGCGATCGGGCTGTGCGAACCGGATCTGCTGCTGGTCGACGTGGCCATCGACGCCGCGAACGCCGACGGGCGGCAGGCGGTCGCGCTGACCGTGGCGTGGCGTGACGACGACGACGAAGGGCAGATCTGATGGCGTTCAACGTGGAGGCGATCGGCCAGCCTCTGGACGACCGGCTGCCCTCGGACATCGCCGCCGACGCGGTCGCCGCCCTGCAGGCGGCGCTGCCGGAATGGGTGCCGCGGAACGCCTCGCCTGAGGTGGTCTACCTGGAGGCGGTCGCCCAGGCCGTCGCCGAGGTGACCAGCACCGCCAACGCCACGATCGGCGCGGTCGTGGAATACCTGCTGGCATCGGCCTACGGCGTTCCCCGCTCACCGGGCGCTGCCGCCGTCGGGCAACTGACGGTCACGTTCGACTCGACGGTCACGCTGACCATTCCGGCGGGCACCGGCTTCCTGCTGCCCGACTACGGCATGGAGGTGCTGACCACCGCGGATGCGACCGTGACGGCGGGCACCACCCTGGCCGTGCAGGTCGCTTCGTCGTCGCCGACGTCGCTGCTCAACGGTGTCACCTCGGCGACAGTCGACGTGCTCGACGCGATCCCCAACGCGCTCAGCGTGGCGGTGACCGGCGGCTTCACCGGCGGCTCGGATCCGGAGGACGACGCCACCTACCTGACCCGTGCCCGCAACCGGCTGGCCCGTGTCACCAACTCGCTGGTGGTGGCCGATCATTTCAGCGCCTATGCCCTGGAGAACGTGCTGGTGTCCAACGCGTCCACCGTCAACGCCTGGGACGGCGTGGCGATCGGCACGGCGGGTACCAACGCCGGGCACGTCACCGTGATGGTGTACGGCTTCGGCGGGCAGGTGTCCGCGGGTGATCGCACCGCGCTGGAGACGGCGATGGAGGCGATCACCTACACCGGCGCGCAGGTTCACGTCAACGCGGCCACCCTGCAGACGATCAACGTCACCGCGACGGTCAAGGCCAAGCCGGGTGAGTCGACGTCGGCGGTGCAGGCCAACGTGGTGGCCGCGTTGCAGTCGTGGCTGTCCCCGCAGACCTGGCCGTTCGGGCAGACCGTCTACACCTCGGCGATCACCTCGAAGATGGCAAGCGTCGACGGGGTCGACTACGTCATCTCCCTGACCACCCCCGGCTCGGACACCGCCCTAACCGCTGACAAGACGGTCACCGCGGGCACGCTGACGATCTCGGTGACCTGATGCCCTACATCGTCGACCCGCCGCCCGCCGTACCCGGCGCGCTGCTGGACTCCACGCTGACCGACCTGGCCTTCGACTACCTGCCCGAGTATGTGCGCAGTGACGACGACGGCACCCTGTACGGGCTGCTCGGCGCGGTCTGCTCGCAGGCCGACCGCAGTGTGGCGTGGCTGTCCGACCCGGCAGCCGTGGCAGACCCGTGGCAGGCACAGCCCGACCAGCTCGACTGGCTGGCCGCCGTGTCCGGCGTGGATCTGACGTCCGTCCCAAACGACAACCGGCGCGCGTTCATCGCCTCCGACATCACCCGCAACCGCGGCAGTCTGGCGGCGCTGCAGTACCGGGTCGGGCAGACCCTGACCGGCGGTAAGGCCGTCGAGGTCGTTTGCCCATACCTGGGCGACGTCAACCGGATCAGCGTCACCACCTACGCGTCGCAGACCCCCGACCCGACCGCCACCACCGCGGCGATCCTCGCGGAGATCCCGGCCTGGATGCGGGCCACGATCGTCACCAACGCCGCCGGGCAGTCCTACGCCAACATGGCGGCCGACTACGCCACCTACGGCGCGATGGCTGGCACCAGCAAGACCTACGGCACGCTCAGTCAGGAGATCTAGATGGGCTACACCACGTCCACCGTGCACGGCATCCAGGTGCCGGACTCCTCGCAGGCAAACAACATCCCCAACGACCTCGGCCTGGTCGTGACCGCGCTGGAGGGCGGCAGCATCATCCGGCGGCTGTCGCAGGCGCAGATCGACGCGCTGACCGGGCCGCAGAAACCTGCTGGTCTGGTGGTGTTCAACACCACGACGCAGACCCCGCAGGTGTCCAACGGCTCAACGTTCCGCGACGTCCCATTGATCCCGACCGGCGGCGGCTACACCGCCTGGACCCCCACCTTGACCCAGGGGGTGACGGTGACCGCCTCGGCGATGTCGCGCTACATCAAAGTCGGCGGCCATGTCCACGCCTACTTCGCGGCGACCCTGTCCAGCAACGGCACCGCCTGGCAGCAGGTGACGCTGACCCTGCCGACCGCCGCCTACTCGGGCAACACCGGGCTCGGCTCGTTCGTGATCCCGGCCACCGGCGTGGTCGGCGCGGCGGTCATCGACACCGTCAACACGGTGCGGCTGCTGGTGTCCGGCGCGTGGTACACCACGCAGTTGACGTCCGGCCAGCAGATCATCGTCGACATCCGCTACGAAGCCGCCTAGAAAGGGGCATGCCCTCATGGCATCCAGTTACCCGTCCGGCCTGGACTCGTTCTCCACCATCGCCACCGACAAACTGCTGTCCGATGCGGTCGGCGGGCGCACCCACCGGGCGATGCACAACGACCTGGGCGACGCGATCGAGGCGGTGCAGGCCGAGCTCGGGACCAACCCGTCCGGGCAGGCCGCCACCGTCGCCGCGCGGCTGGCCAACCAGGCCGTCATCAACGTCAAGGACTACGGGGC